ATGTAAAGGTCTTTGCCTTCGTTGGCATTCTCAACGACAATTTCTGCCTGATCGTAGGATAGCTGTTCTCTTAAAGCCAGTGTCATCCTATTTCCTTATTTGGAACCAATTGGTGAATTTGCGTCTGCGCCGCTTTCACCAGATCCTTTCTTTTCTGCGCCGTGTCCTTTTGGCTGATTCTTCATTGACTTAGAAGCCTTGCCGCCTGGTACATTAACGTTGCCTGTGCTCATATCCTTAGGATTCTGATCACTTAGTGCATTGCCTTTTAGATTACCTTGGTTAGCTTCAACGCCGTTTTCAACGTCATCCTGTGCAATGTTTTCAGCAGTTCCGCCCATGTCGTTTGGACCAGCAACTGTTGACTGTGTGTTAGCACCGTCGTCGCCCATTTTGGCAGTTACTTTTTCTACGTATTCTCTCATAGTAGCTACTTGGTCGGTAGGATCAACGTATGATTCTTCTTTTTCTTCTTCGCCTTCGTCATCCATGTCCATTTCAGCGTCGTCGTCTTCGCCTTCGTCGCCCATGTCCATTTCAGCGTCGTCGTCGTCATCGCCTTCTTCGTCACTGTCTTCGTCTGACATCATTTTTTCAAATTCTGCCTTAAGTTCGTCTAGTGCGTCTTCAAGGTCTTCTACGCGATCTTCAACTTCGCCTTCTTCGCCGTCTCCGCCTTCGTCGTCCATGCTAACGTCCATTTCAAGGTCGTCAGTTTCGTCGCCGCCCATAGCAGCCATTGGATCGTCAGTAGGATCTTCGTCTTGGGCCATCATGTTCATGCCGCCTTCGACTTCGAATTCGTCAAGGTCAAAGTCTTCTGAAACTTCGTCCTCTTCTTTCTTCATTTTCTTTTTCTTGCCGTAGGAGCCTTCTTTTGTCTCTTCGTCGTCATCGTCCATTTCTTCGTCGTGATCCTCGGCTTCTTCTACTTCTTCATCAGCAAGTAGATTTTCGTAGATTGAACGTGATTTTTCAACTACGATTTCATGGAAAAGTTCTTCTGCGCCGGCTTTGTCTTCATTAATTAGACGTTCCAGCATTTCTTCAAATTTGTTCGGGTTGGCCATTTGTATAACTCCTGTAAATGTCGTACCTATATTAAGGCTGTCAGTATTATTTACATTAGAGCACAAAATTCGTGGGGATTCGGGCTCAAAACGAGCCGTTTTGGTGAGAAATTACTTTAAATTGAAGATTTTTTCGAAATCTTCTCGACGAATTGTTTTAAAATTGTCAAATCTATTTAGTTCTTCAGGGCAGTAATTATCTGCTGTTATTACTCGAGTAAACTGTATAGCAGGATTGTCGTGTATGATTTTTTTTGTTTGTTTTAGCCAGTTACCGTAGTAGGTTGCGCCGTCGCTGGATTTCTTATAGTTTTTGGTGTTTGCATAGATATTGTTGACTTTCTTACCGTCTTCTAGACCTTTGTAATCAAATCCTAATATAAAGATAGTTTCTAGTTTATGACTGCAGGCAAGATGCATTGCTGTAGGTCCAGAGCTCCAGCCTTTGGAAGGTTGAAAAAAGTTTAGATTAGAAATTTTCGCAAAACTTTTGTTAGGATTAGTCCATACAGAATGTTGGTTTTGATATCCTGTTTTTGATATTTCTAGGATCATTTTTACGTCCACTGCTACTAGATAATCAGGAGCAAATTCTCTGTATAACGCATTGCATCCATATACAGTGCCGTATTTTTTTAGTAATTTTGGATCTAGGTTTTGTCTACTTACACCATTGCCTAACACAAAGCCTGTAAGTGCGCGGGGTTTTGGAACTGTTTCCGTTTGTATTGCCTGAGCAGGAGGAGGTTTTATTTTTTTTGACTGTCGACGCTGTTCTCGAATCTTCTTCCACTCTGATTTAGAATAGAGTGATTTGTCGATTTTTGCCATTTAGAGCCCACCTTCGGCCTCGGCTTGTGCGTCTGCACCATACATAGAGCGAACAAAATCAAGTTCTTTGTCTTTTTCTTCTCTATGAAGTTCTGCGGATTTTCTTGCTCTGTTAATCTGTCTTAGAGTAAGACGGGTAGTGCGGGTATCATCTGTTGATACTACGGAATCATCGTAGACAGGATCGTATCTATCGTCCTGATTAGGCTCCATGGTCTGTCTATCAAAGTAAAAGATTTCTCTTAGTATCATGGTAGTATTTATTACGGTGAGGGAGATCCGCCTTCTGGTGGTTGTGCGCCTGTTTCACCGCCTAGTCCGGTATCTGTTGCAGTGTCGACGCCTTCTGCATCACCTCCGTCTTCGCCGCCTTCAGGTGGTGCTTCGTCTTCTAGGCCCGCAGCGTCATCTGCTATGCCTGCGGAACTAATTCCTGCGCCACGCATTTCTGCAGCAGCATCGGCAGGTTCAGCGTTGAGGGACTCGTCATTTTCTTCGCGCCAGAGTTTTTCGTTCTCAGCAAGTTCTTCGTCCGTCAGGCCCAAGAAGCGTTTGAGGGCAAATCTATTTGAGATATAAGGTATTGCTGACATCTGAGTAAATGTAGGCACACGAGAGTTATCAAGTTCTGCCTGTCTATAACTAGCAAAGTTCTGCGGTGGTTCAAACTCTAAATCAAACATGTTGGTGTCAATGTTTACACCTTTTTCTAGCAGATAGCGTTTAAATTCTTCATTAAACTCTTCTATCAACAAACCTTGTAATCTTTCACAATAGGTATTAAAGCGTAATTCCTGAATATACGCTGTGCCTACTCTGCCATCATTATAAGAAGTAGCGCCGTCTTCTGCGCCTGTTGGCAGATAAGAAGAAGGTATTCGGAGACCGCGCACGAGTTTGTTAGTGAAATATCTCAAGTCATCTATCTCGCCAAGGTTTGTGCCGCCTGGCAGTGTTTCAACTTTTGATCCTCTACCTTCTGCTGTTTGAGGGAAGAAGTAGTCTTCGTTAACTGAAAGCGGATTGTATGCTGAATCAATTACATTAGCGCCGCCGCCTGTTGCAGATGGAATTCTTCTCTGATGTATTTCTGTTTTTACTCTTTCAACGAACTGCATTGCCAAGTGAGACGGCATGCCACCGACGTCGACGTAGAACACTCTGCGCTCAGGCGCACGCTGCACACGATAGATTATAATAGCATCTTCAAGCAGTTCTTTCTGTTTGTAGACTTTAAATATAGTTTCTAGCAGCGAATTTCCAAATGGGTAGTTGTTATCTAAACCTTCTGATAGGCTGAGATGCAGCACATGTTCTGCGTTTACGGCTACTTCGTTTTGCTCTAGTTGAAAACGTGAACCACTCTGCTTGGGATACTGTCCTACCATGCCTCTCACACCGCCTTCAAGATAGCCCGAGCCGCCGCCTAGTATATTGCCGTTTGTTTCTGAAGGCGTAGTAGCAATCATGTCTTTGAAATTGAAGTTTATATCCTGTATAACATACTGTTCAGGTATTTTGCCTTCTGATTCATTTACAATTATTCTGTTGACTTTTGCTGCTTCTACGTGAAACAGTTTTTTGGTTTCTGGATCTCGAATAAAGATTTCGTCGCCGTACTTGAAAACGTTTCTAATAAGACGAAACATTCTTGTTTCTAGTTTCTGCAGCTTATACCACTGTTTGAGGTACTGTGAAAGAATCTGTACTTCTGAATTAGTAGCTGATTTGTTGAAATTAAATCTAAATGAAGTGCCATTCTGATCATTGGGCTGTGTGCAGAATTCTGCTAGTATGTCTAGAGCAGCATTTACTTCAGAATCAAGATCCATTGTGTTGTAATGACCGTAGCGTTCTACACGATTAGGAGAACCTACATAAACATCTGGCAGATAGGAATTATAGTTAGAACTAGCCGGCCCGGGCGATTGACTGTTGCCCGAGCCTAGAGGACTGTATGAGCCTTCTGTGTTGTTTCCTGTTGGTACGGGAGTAAAATATTTTTTCCAGCTCATTGTTGTTCTCTTATTTTCCCTTGCATACTAGAAGCCTTGATATAGGTTACCGCTCATTGCTCTTGCAGCACCTAGCTGTTTCTTGTTCATATCATTTGACGCCATGAGCACTGCTAATATATTGTTTAGTGTCGTATTTACGCTATCTTGTTGTAGATTTCCGCTGTTTTGGTTAGCTGCAGTCGACCCAGAGTTGCTTCCAGAATCAGAAAATGGATTAATTTTATCTAATAGACTTTGTTCGCCGCCGTCCATTTGATTGTTTAGTCCTTCGAGTGCAACAGTAAGATCCTTTACTGCTTCGGTATAAGCTTTCATTCCTCCTGCATCGAAATCTAGGTCAGTAAGTTTTTGTAAACTGTTGCTAGTTGTCATGAGATTATTAAAAGCAGAATTATCTACTTCAGAAAATCTATTAACACCGTCTACGATTTTTTCAAAAGGAGAATCTGCTCCGAAGAAACTTGTAATAGATTCTAGAGCGCCGCCTGTTGCCAAATCTTTCAATCCTGTACCTAGACCACCTAGAGATGCACCTATGTCTTGTAGTTTTTGCACGTCTTTGATTTTGCTCATTTCTTGCAAACCGGTAGAAACTTTCTGTATGCCATCACCTGCAAGATTAATGCCTTGTCCTGCAAGCATAATTGCAGCACCTGTTCCTACTAACAACCCAGCTACAGCCGCCATACCTGCCATTGCTGCTGGATTGCCGAGAGCGGCAAATGCTCCGGAAAGCGCAGTTAGTCCTAGTATAGCAGCGCCACCTACTGCTAATGCGCCACCAGCAGCAAGGGCACTAGGCAGAACAAAATCTCCTAGAATTCCTGACAGTATTCCTCCACCTTCGCCTTTTTGTTTTAATTCATTAAGTCTTGCATTTATTTCTTCTAATCTCTGTCGTTGACCTGCACCTGCTCCGCCTTGCTTAGTACCGCTCTGTTGTAACACAGTGCGTTCTGCTTCTAAAGATGCTTGCTCTTGCTGCTGATTTCCTGTTAGGCCTCCAAAAAGAGTTGTTTTTATAACGTCTGTAATGTCTTTAAACAAATTAATTAGTGTGTCTTTGAATCCAAATTCTTGTATGTCTGATATAAGGTTACTAAACCAATCAACTACTGGTTGCATAGCATCTAGTATGCCTTTCATTATTCCGTCTATGCTGCCTTCATTTTCACTAAGGTGATCCAAAAATCCTCCAAGTGTGTCTGTTATCGATTCAAACACGCCACTTGTAAGGAATGCTTCTGTTATTCTTGATCTAATGGAAGTAATTGTCTGAGAAAATCCGCCTAGCTCTTCTGTTATTGTGTTTCTTCTCTTTTGCTCTTCTTCTACTTCGCCCGGGTTAGCTGCTTTAGCCGCAAAATTACTTATGTCTGTAATACCTGCTAGTAGACTGTCGAATCCTGCTTGCCCCATTAGGGCAGATGTTGCTGCGCCTCCTAGTTCGTCACGAAATCCTTCTAGTTGCGGAGCAAGTTGTTGTATTCTTTGTGCAAATTCTTCTGAAGACACTTCTCCGGCTGCCATTTGTTCTGCTAGTGTGCCAAATTCTGGAACCTGTGACTGAAGTTTTTGTGCAAATTCTGTCTGAGCAACTCCGTCCCCTAGATCTGCCATAACAGTGCCAAATTCTGAACTGATTCCACTTGCTGCTGCCATAGAAGCATCAAAGTTTTGCAACCTTTCCCCTTCTAGCTTTGAACGCATAGCAGCTACGTTTGCTTGAGCTTGATTTTGCGCAATTAAATCTGCTTGTTCTTTCCTGCTCTTTCCTGTTATTCTCGCCAGCTTATCCAGTTCTTCAATGTAACCTTGTGTGCCTTCTCGCAATTCTTGGTCGGTCATTTGACCAATTCTACCTTGACGAGCCTGAAGACTAATATAATCAGCCATGCCTTCATTGAGATCTGACATAGTCATACCCATGCCCATAAACTGCTTACCTACATCGCTGGTTCTTAATTCTTGACTTAGCCTTCCAAATCGTGATGCACCGTCAGATACTGTGCCACCTAGCACTGCCATGCTTTCTGCATTGTTTGAAATCATATCCTGGAAGCCTGTAAGAGACATTTCTGATCTTGCAGCAGCAATTCTCATATCAGCCATAGAGTTGCCAAATGTAGCACCAACAGATGATACGTTCCTGTACACATCAAGATTAGCATCAAGCGCACTTGTAATTTGACCAATAATAGGAATGCCTTCAGTAAGGTCAGACAGTCTGTCAGATCCGGTCATAAAGCCCGCAGCTAGATCTGTAATTTTTGACGTAGCATTAAACATGCCAACTGCAAATCCGCCTATAGCTCCGCCTACTTTACTAAACCCGCTGCCTATTGAAGACAGAGAGCCTTCTGCTTCGTCTGCTGCAGTAGCAAGGTCGTCTAAATCATCCGAAGCATTACCTGTTGATTCTGCAAGCTCTTCGGTATTTTTTTGTAGCTTTTTCTTATCGGCAGGGGACGCACCAGGAATATTTTTAATTGACTTCAGCAGCAATTCAAGTGTTGCTTCTGTAGCAGCATTGTTAAGAACGACTTTTTCGTCGCCAAAGGTTCCTGTAACTGTAGCCATATTGTTTTACTTCCAAATCAAGGCGATATAAATATCTATATATTATTTATCGGAGCAGTAGATGTCGAATAATCCACTTCAGAGTCACTTTAGACAGCCTAAAATCTATCTCACATTGCCCAGCGGAGGAAATTTTTATCCGCCAGGCAGTATCGAGATGCCGGAAACACGTGAGCTACCTGTGTTTGCAATGACTGCTAAAGACGAAATCACTTTTAAGACTCCTGATGCTCTGTTAAATGGACAGGCAACAGTTGATGTAGTTCAAAGCTGTATTCCCAGTATAAAAAATGCCTGGAACATGCCTAGCCTCGATCTTGACGCTGCTCTCATTGCTATAAGAATTGCAACCTATGGCGAAAAGATGGACATCAATACTAAAATACCGAACACACTGGAAGAACGAACTTACGAAGTTGATCTAAGAAATATCCTAGACAGCCTTATAAACAACACATTCGAAGACACAATAGTCATAGATGATCTAGTAATTCATCTACAACCTCTAACCTATCAGCAGTTTACACAGAGTGCGCTTAAAACCTTTGAGGAACAGAGAGTATTCCAGCTGGTTAACAACGACGAACTGTCAGAAAACGAAAAACTAGTTCGCTTTAACAAGAGTTTTAACAAACTTACAGAACTCACAGTAGGTTTAATCATTGCCAGTATTAGACAGATCGATGTAGGCACAGAACCTGTAACTGATCCTGCGCATATCAAAGAGTTTATTGAAAACGCAGAGCAGAAGTTCTACACCCAAATAACAGAGCATATAGAAAAACAAAAGCAGAAATTCTCAGTTAAACCCATGACTGTTAACTCAGAGCAGGAAGATATTGAAAAGGGTGCACCTGCTTCGTTCGAAGTTCCTATCATGTTTGATCAATCAAATTTTTTCGAACAAAAATCCTGACCTGGAGTACTGACGAGATTTTGCAAGAAGTAGACTCGTTAGACAGAGAAATTAAAAACTTCAAATATAGCTTGTTCAAAATGTGTTGGTATATGAGAGGTAGTGTTACTCTAGAAGATACTTATCTGCTTGGTCACGAAGATAGAGAAATTGTCTCAGATTTGATAAAAGAAAATCTAGAAACGACAAAAAAATCAGGTTTGCCTTTTTTCTAAAGCAGTTTTCTAATTTCGTCCGACATTCCTCTTTTCTTGATTTCTTTTGCAAGTGCGTCTATGTCAACGCCTGAAGATCCGCGTTCCTGATCCGACGAAGCTTTTGATTGTTCGCCAGCTTTAGCTGATTTAGTAAGCTCTTGTGCTACCTGTTTTTTAGCTACTTTACCAGTAGATTTGTTTACCCACTGCGCGCCTTTCCACTCGTAATCATTGCCTTCCGGACCTTGCTGAGTTTGTCCAGGTTTAACACCTTTAACCTGCGACTTAACAGGCAGTTCAACTTTGGCTGCTTGACTTACTCTTGAAATTTCGTCTGTATCAAGACCTTGATTCTGCATTATCTTGACTACTGATCCATAGTCTAGCGGTTTGCCCTGTTTCTGCCAAGCTTTCATTAGCTTCTGTTTAGTTACTGCCTGTGTTGCCTGTTTTTTAACGTTGCCAGCAGCACCCTTTATTTTGCTTTTAAGATCTTCGCGTATGGATTCAGATTGTTTTTCTTCATCAGATTTTACAGGCGATGCCTTAATTGCGTTATCTGCTGCAGCAGTAGCTTCTTGTGCTGCTGCTTGTACTGCGGATGCAATAGCTGCGTCAGCATTAGACAAAGCATCTACTTTGTCTTCAAGGCTGTCCATATCAGCTACTAGTTCTTCTAATTGATCAGTGGTCAAATTTTCAGCCTGAGATTCTGCTGCTTCTAGTGCTGCTAATGCTGCTCTATACTGTTCCTGCATGGGGTCGTTTTGTACTTCGGCCATAAAATCATGAAACTTAGCAGTTTCTGCCATTGCTTCATCGGAAAATGACCCGGACTCTCTCATTGCTTCTTGCACAGAATTTTGTAGTTCTGAATATTGTTCGTATTGATCCGGTGGCAAAACTACATCGTAATCGTAGAAGAAATTGTTTACATTTCCACTTATACTAACTGTTCTTGCACCTTCTAATTCGTCTACCAAACTAGCATATTCAGGAGGTATGCCATCCATTGCAGATTCTAGATTTGCCGAATCAAAACTGTCTATCATGTCTACTAGATCTTCTTCGCCAGCAGCAGCAATATTATCAACTACAGAATCTCCAATCGCATCAAATGCCATGCCTGCAAGTGCGCCCACTGCTGCTGTTTTAGTTGCTTTGCCTACAGCACTAGAAGCTTTATTGCCTTTCAGCATTTCATTTGCAGAACGAAGTACAAGTCCGACAGCAGCACCCCCGGCAGGACCGCCGGCAAAGGCAGCAGCAGCAGTTAGCACGCCGATTACAAATGCTGATTTGCCAGGATTTTCTTTTGCCCAATCACCGTATTTTTCAACCTGCTGGATTATTTTGCTGTCATCGCCAGCTTTCTGTTTGATATCTTGTTTGAGTTTTTCTACCTGAGCGTCTAGATTTTTAACAGGTTCAGTGTCTTGGAGTTTTTTACCCAGTTCATTTATTTTTTGATTTACTTGTTTTATGGTGTCGGCACCTAGCTTTGCAGCATCTTTTGCGCCCTTTGCTGCTTTACCGCCTTTGGTCAGTTTGCCTGTGCTTTGTTCTTCAGCAGCCGTAAAAAGTTTATCTATTTCCTTAGGGTCTAATCTCTGTTCAAACAGAGCAGTTAGTTCCTCCATTAGAGGCCATAGTTCTCGTTCGCACTCGCGGATTACTCTCTTTTGAGATTCAGTAAGAGTTTGCCATCCTTCTGCAAGATAGCGTTCAGATTTACAGTTGTAGGATACAATTTCAAGAATATTCATTGGATTAGCTTTGATAGCCTTTGCTTTTCTTCGGAAGAGAGTTTTTGCACTGCCTGTGCTACTTTTTTAAGATCTTTGCTTGCGTCTTGTGCTGCAGAGCCTGATTTGCCGCCAGCTCCGCCTTTTTTAGCAAATTTACCTTTACCTGTACTTCCGGCAGTAGTAGAAGCTTCTTGAGTCTGCGATAATACTATTTTTTCTATCTGTTTTTTATCAAGTGTAGATTCAGGATCACTAGCATCTGTAAATTTGTTTATCTGTTGATCTAGACCCTGATCATATCCTTTGCCCTGCATAAATTCTTTGAACTTTTCTACCGGCAATGCATTAAGATCGTAATCTGCACCTTTGAAGGTAACTTTGAGATCCTTAAAGACTTCGTTTGCTTCTTTGGAAACTTCACCTTTGCGTGCCTGTGTTTTACTAACCTTACCAGCAACAGCTTGACCTGCTCGTTTTAGCATTCCTACAGGTGCTTCGACAACTTCTTTATCTTCACTTATGATATCATAAACTTTCATCTGCTTCTCCGACGCATACTATTAATATATTTAGTTATCTTTGGAATTGTAACTTCGTTACAATTAGTTTTCGCTATCGCTCAAACTACAATTGTCTTTTATATGATAACACAAAGCACGAAGTGCGTCTTAATATCATCTAGATAGTGAGGTCATAATTCGCCCGTAAAGGGCGAAACTATGGTATTCTACATCATCTGAGTAGAGTCAGCCATACTTGATACAGGAGATTTGTGTTTTCACAGCAGAGGCGGTTGACCTGTACCCCTTACTCCAGATTCGTCTAATCAACGGGCAGCAGTAAATCCCTATCAAGCGAAATCACTTGCTGAGGTGTTGCTTTTTCTCAGAGCACCCGATCTTTTGAAGCCTTTCGTATACTTCTCACGCGGACACGTCAGAATCCAAGCGCAGTCTTTCATGCGCTTTCAAGACGGGCAATATTTGCCAGTATGGTCCTTGTTGTTGCCTTTAAGAGTGTTTTTTTAGTGATTCTATGAGAACTTTGGAACCGCCTACGCGAACATTGATTATACCATTGTAGTAATCTTCTGTTTCTAGTACCTTTCTTTCAAACTGTTCTCTTGCTTCTAGATAGCTCATCTCTGCTCTTG